TAATTCTGCAACAATTTTTTGTTTGATTTCGTGAATGTTATCGTCTTTATAAATTAAACGAGACGAGAAAACAATATCAACATCGTTTTCTTTATAATATAAAAGTTCGGTTTCGCTAAAGATTGTAGGAAGGTGGTCAGTTGTATAAAAGTCTGCGCAAAATACGAAAACGCGTTCAACATCACCTAATTCATTTAAAATATGTATTTTATAAACCTGGTCTAAAGGTATTGGTATATTTATATCTTTATTCGAGGACACCATTATATACTATAAAAACATCATTTTTATAGTGTACATACCTAATTGTCGTAATAAGGATTGTCTTTAATATTCATCCCACAATATTCGGCGGGTGTAGTTTTATAGTCAGTTGGTACATGAATACCAGCCTCTTTTGCATTTTCAAGTAAGAATTTGAAGTTATCCCAGAATTCGGTTTTATGACCAATAGATTTTGTTGCTACATGGGCAAGTTCGTGTATTGCTACAAACATTAAAGTGTGTTCATCAATCATATTTGAAACACCTTCCCGTTGTTTATTAAGACAGAAGGCTAATTTTTCTCCTTTGTTCTCACTAAACGCGGTAAATTCACTGGTGGGTAAAGTTTCCATTACACGCTGTGGGTTATATCCACTTACAAGACGTTTAACATTTTCTTTATCTCCATGATGTTCATTAGTAAAGTCAACTAAAGCCTTACATTTTACTGTAATTTTTGCAAGCATATCGGCAGCCTCTTGGACTTTTTCGCGTTCCCGAACACAATATTTATTACCATCAACAGAAGAAACTATACATTTTAATTGAAATGCATCGGAATCGAAATACATATAAGCACATATACCAAGAATACCAATGATTAAAATATAAATAAAAATGTCTGTTTTATCCATTTATGAATATATATATATATTCATAAAATCATTATTAAGTATTAAATGTCTAAATTATTTAAGGAGCACCACAGCCAAGTTCAAGAGGAATACGACCAAGGTCAGGTTCATATGTGCTGTTATTCCATGGACCGACATTTTCCTTTTGGATTGTGGGGTCAGAACGAAGTTGTAAATTGGCGTTCTTCATTGTTTGACCGATGGTATCAACACCAACGCGAGAAACAGCATTTAATAAATCGGGCATAGCCTGTCCGTCGGCAGATGTGCTGACGGGGTTCATATCACCCCATTTGCTGTTTTCGTCCTTGGGAAGGAGTTGATCGGGATTGGCGGTAGCAGCCATCTGGTAATTAGAAACATCCATTGATTGCTCAACTGAGGCCTTAGCATCACCATAATTGGCGGGTTGTAGTTGTTCATTTGAAGCAGCAGCAGTTTGCTGACTAGACATACCAGTATAGTTATCTAGAACCATATCTTTACCGTTGGAGTAAGACATGATTGAGTAAACCATGATACAAACAACCACGGCAACAAAAATCCATTTAGCCTTTTCAGATTGGACAAAGTTAGTGAAACTCTTGAACATTTTCCGTTTATATAAACGGTGGATAAATTTTTTAGAGGCGACATGATAATTAAACTATTACTAAATGTACGGTCAATTATTGACTTTCTTCAGATTGTAATACTGAATTGAAAAATTGATCATCTTCATCACTTTCAATATCATCTAAATCGTATTTCGTTTTAATTTCCTTTGCTTCTAAATAGGATTGTAATGCTAAATTTCGAGAAATTCTTGCTTTTTTTCGTGCTTCTTTATATAATTCATAATAAATATCATTTCGAGCCTTAATTTGTATTTGGTCGGAATTTTCAATATCATCTAAATTCATATCAAATTCTTTTAAATCACTAAATATATTCGCCTCTGTAATATTTGTATTTGCATGGATATCGGGCATTTCAGGAGATGTTTCTAAATAATTTTGGTTATTGGATTCTGTTTTTATAGTCTGTTCACAATGGTCATCATCGACAGATTCATTATTTGGTGAATTACTTGGGTCTTTTTCGAGAGAATCATCACCATCTGAAATAATTTCGGTTTCGTTAGTCAAAGCATCTTTATCACCTAGATTTATGTCGGAATCATTAGAAACTGTATTTTCAAGTGTTACATTTTCCTGATTACTAATATCATCTAAAGGAATTGGAACTGTATCGATATTTGAAACATTTTTTTTCAATAAAATACATTTATCAAACATATTGACGGGTGCAATTTGTAACATTTGCTTAACTTCAAATTCAATTTGAAAACTGCGAGCAGAACATTTGATACCTTGAACTTCTAAAACAGTTACGACGTTAGTATCTTCATTAATCGTTTCCGGGTCAATTTCTTCTTCGTTTTCGTTATAAATCTTAAGATTTATTTTACCTAAACGTGTTGGGATATTCGTTCTTACTAAATAATTATTGCCCGATTTGTAACTTTTCATCGGTGATGCAAAATAGTTTTCGATATCAGATAATTCCATATCAGACTCAAACCATTTTGCACGGTTTTCAAAAATTTGTTTGCATGTATGTGTTTCTAAATCTTCCATCCATGTAATGAATTCAATGTCTTGATTTGAAAAAATTAAATCGCAGTAAGAACGCTTAGTTGTCTTGGATATAGAGCCTTTTATAGCACATTTAGGTGGCTCAATGTATAAGGAAGAGTTACTTATGGAGTATTTGATGAAATGATTCCCCCCTGCAATTAATTTTGGCGATGACAATAATAATTTATCGAATTGGAATGAAGAATTTGTTTCGTAAATACCAGACATATTAAATATTATAATAATTTTATCGCATATTTATTTACTATGCATTTGACGCGTTTACGTAAAAATATCGATAGTTCTATCTAGATATATATCAAAATAATCCATGAAATCAATCCGTGATAGTTGTATAGAATTGTTAGAAAGTGAGGATACTCGAAAGAATTTACGTGAAATCATACAGCCAATCAGTAATATGATATATAACGAAATGTATCCGTATATATGGTTATTGTGTATATATTTAGTTGTTGTTACGTTTATCATATTAATGAATTTATTATTGTTGGTCCGAGTGCTAAATCAATTGGGTGGATTATATGTAACTTCTATTGGTGATTATACATTATAATCGTCTTGAATAGAAAATCCAAGTGTGTTATAAATATAAATGGATTCTGCAACAGAACTACAAGTCATATCTAGAGAAACATTAACGAATAAAATTAAACGATGGGTTCAGTTAGATACACAGTTGAAGGTTATAAATGAAAGAACGAAATTAATGCGCGATGAACGCGGACGATTATCAGGAGAAATATGTATGGATTTAAATTCAGCCGGAATATCAAAACAAAAAATAATACTACCCGATGGTGATTTAAAAGTCTACGAAAAAAAGGATTATTCACCATTAACGTTTGGGTTTCTAGAACAACATTTAGGAACTATCATGTCTGACCCTCAACAGGTTAGTTATGTAATAGATTATTTAAAGCAGAAACGTGAGATAAAATGTTCGAATGATTTGAAACGAACTTATAAATAAATTGGGTATATTGAACCATGCAAGTATCTAATTATAATCTATACATGATAACAACCGAAGAATATCCTACATATTGTGCGGGTGGAAAATGCATATATCCATCTAGAAAAGCTATATATCATGCGGATTATGAAAACAATATGGATTATGATGATAATTACAGTGAAATTTATGGAAACAATTTAAGTAAACATGAACGTTTTCGCGATTTAGGAATTCCCATGTTTACATTACAATTAAGGTCAAATCAATGTAATAACGCTTTTGAAAATGATAATCAGGACGTGCAAGTTATATCAGACGAAATGTTTGATAAACTTTATAATTTAGTTGCACAATCGCAAAAAAAGGAGACAAACAATTCAAAAAAAAACAAGGGGAAAAATGGACCCAAAACTCGTAAACGCAAGAAGAATAAGAAGTAAACTATTTTTTTTTAATACGAATGGTTTTTGTTTTATTAAACATACAACAAAAGGCTTTCATTGTGATTTGTGGTTCGCGAGTAATATGCATAAATTTTTCAGAAACTTTACGGTCTTGCTCATCGGGGTCGTACCCATATTCTTCGTAAAATTCTTCTAAGTCATCATCGTTGAAATCCACACGGTATGTTTCATGGTCGATTATACCATTGTAATCGACAATGCGTTTATTCCATATAGGTGAAAACGATGCGAAATAAACCCAATGATGATCAGAACGATGATATTCACATAATTTAGTTGTATCGACTGAATTATGATTGCAGTGAAATAATTCAGTCATATTTTTACACGTGGAATACAAGCATGCTTCTTGAAGTATTTTTCGAGCAGGACGTTTTTGTTGGTCGTCCTTATAAATGGTATTGTATTTATCAATTGAATCCTGTTTAACATGAATAATTAAGCGTGTTTCATATAATGATTCAGGGTCACAATCATCATTTTGAGTGGTCATTTCGAAATCTTTGACTGTAAATAATCGCGGTGATGAAACTAGGTTTCTAGTCATTGTTGCTGCTATGTGGGGACCATCTAATATTACGTTAGACCAACTATGTATATATTTTTCCAATCTTGGATTTTTTGCTTTAAAGAATTCGGTATATACAGCTAATAAATAGTCCGCCAATTCGGTTTCAAACCCCGAATGATACATTTCGCATGTCCAAAATAATGTTTGTTCGATATCTTTCGTTAAAATAGCCATTAACAAAGATGTCCAAACATCGTCTTTAATATATAAATATCGTGTTAACACAATAGGTGCATCAACGTTTTTTCGCATAGTTCGTGAGTGTTTATATAACAGTCATGAAACAATTACTATTCAATTTTATATGCTTAATATTTTGACCACTCGGTTGCATTGAAACTATTAATAGTTACTCCATCTCGTAATTGGGCGTATTCATCGTTTTCAGGTTCCAGTTCTAGTTCGTAAGATGGTTTCACCCAGTTTGCGGGTTCTTTCGGTTTAACACCATAACAATTTGCACCGAATCGTACATAAGGGTTTTTAATATAACCACCATTCACGCCGGGACGTCCGCATGCATTTTGTGTTTTGGGATTATTTTGTAATGCTGACCATGTTGATTTTTGTGTAGGGAAATACGCCATCTGTCCTTCAGACCAACCATAATTGCACCATTCACCTCCAGAATTATAAGCATTTTCAATCTGGTCATATGTTGCTAAAGAGGCATCAAACGCTTTGCATACAGATTGAGCTTCTTCGTATGTATACAAGTTATTGGAAACATTGAATACTTGATTGTCGTTACATGTAGAAGGACTCGAACTCGTGGTTGTAGTTGTAGTTGTAGTCGGGTCAATGTCGTTTTCAACCTTATCTAAATCTTTAGACAATGTATCATAAATAGAAGAGGTCGATGGAGTAGCATTTTTGAAATAATTCATTAAACTATTATTAAAGATTAGACTGACTATAGGTATTCCAAGAACATATTTAAAAAAGTAGATGATACCAAATGTCGCATATATAATCCATATTTTGGATTCTACTAGATGAACAAGAACGGGACTTGCTCCAGGAGCCATCGGTACACCCAAAATATAGACCAATGAAAAGAATATAATCGTGAACCATATTAATTGAAATAATCCCCATGGGTCATCAAAGAAAGCTTGTGTCCAAGATATGAAATATCCTAAAATATTATCTTGATCAGTTTCGGTCAAATCGGTATACCAATAATACAGATACAGGATTAAACAAACGCCCAATACGATATCAATTGTTCGACTGTAACCTAATTGTGCACTTGATGCATTACTAGAATCGCGTGTTGCGAATATAGCACTTCCCAACTTGAAAACAGAATACATTACGAACACCCAAAATAATATTGAGAATGTAGTAGAATTGAAAATTTCGTCGCGAATTTGAGTTGATGTGCTTGTGCTCGCGCCTGTAAATGGGACCGGACTACTACTACTAGAAGTAGAACCACTGGTTGATGTGGTTGTTGTCGTAGTCGTAGAATCCGAATCACATGTTTGCGGAGATTGAGATGGGGTTGTGCTGCTAGTTGTGCTGCTAGTTGTAACTGTAGTTTTGGGAGCAGGTGTAGTAGTATATGATGCAGATGGTGCCGTAGCTGGACCTACACCAATACCTAATTCATTTTCTATTGACGTTAATATATTTCCCATGAATTACGAAGACTGTATATAGAAAAAGGATATATTTTATAGATATAAATGATAATATATAAAATATAGTACAGTAATAATGCTAAATGTTTTAATACTCGCTTATCGCTTACGATAAAATAAACAATATGCTTTTGGTGAAATTAATCGACTTTTATTCACCCTCCGTTCAACATGTGTATCATTATAATGGAGCCATTCGCCTGTTTTTGTTTTTACAAAAGAGGTATAATGTCCACCCATTGTTCCACCAGAGTGGTTACATATAGCATATAAATCGTAAACATATTGGCTTGCGTTATAACCACTCACATAGGTCGATAAATTCAAATCTGTAAGAGGAAAGTCGATTAAATCTTGACGTTTTTTTCCTCCATCTGCAGAAAAGCGTTTTAATGTGATAACCAAAATTTTCGGAAAGTTCCAAAAAGTAATGCGTTTACGAACATCTTCACGTTTTTTCGTTTTTTCATTAAACCATGCATTATCACCTTCTAACATTTCATATGATGTAAAAGCGTCAAAGCATTCATATAATGATGCATTTTGTTTTGGAATTTCTAAATCAAGTATAAAATAGTTTTCGGGATTTACTGAATGAATTTTGGAACCCGTTTTTGATGATAATTCAGATACATAGATTCCGTAAAATGTTTCCATAATTTCCGAATATTCAGTAGAATATGATTTTTTTAACATTTTATAGCATGCTGTAGCTAGTTTATCTGTGGAATTTTTCTCATTTCCATTAATAGTCATTTTCACCGGTCTAGCAACCGTATTATGCATACATTCTATAATAAACAATAAAAATTCTGGTAAATCATTTTGCGCCCAGCCAGTAAATATATCTCTATCTTTGATTTTTGCGACTTGTTGCACATGATATACAAATCGATTCGGTGAAACAACACCATCTTGAGACCAAATTATATTACGTAAATCTATCCATTCTGTTACTAAATTATTCTCATTGGAAGAGTTTTTTAATGCTTTTGTAAATTTACTAGAATTGAATACATCATTTAATTCATATGTATGACTAAGTGCCTGCATTGACGAATTTAAAAAACATGTGTTTCCTAAATTAGTTAACCCCGTTAACCCATTCCCTTTATCTTTAACACTGGACATTTTGTTATAAGTAATTAATATTACTTAGAGCGTAATCTTTATATAGTATTATTTCAATGGACAATAGAACAATCAATGAGAATGGGAATTCAACTCGATTACGAAATAGATACTTGGATACAGTATATGATACAATGTTACAGTATAATGCAAACATGAATCAATATAATTCGAATATGAATTATTTGTTTCGTATATTAGAGGAAACCCAATCTACCTATTTTGTGTCTTCGCGTCATAGACATGATGTGAACATACCTCATGGACCGGCGGTGAGAAGCACACCAGGTAGAGGACTTCCGATACCCA